ATCGACAGCTATCTTGATAAAGATGGTGGGGCTGGTATCGATACCGGAATTGTTGCTGGGCACCTCCAGCAGATGCGAATGTTTGGCATCCGCCAAGGTGTGGAATTTTTTCCTGCCCAGGACAACTTTGGTAATCAGCGTAAGGACTTCTTAGATCGGGTTGCCAAGTACAACCAGCTGGACACTCGCTTAGACTCTATCTGGGATTATTATCTTTGTGATGGACAAGGTCTGTTTTATATCCGCCCTACGCAAAACAATTATCGTCTTTATTATTTTCGGAAACATGAATATCGTACCTATTACAACGTGGATGGCGAGCTGGATGAGGTTGTAATCATCTACAGCTACAAAGTCCGTAAGGGGAAGGGCTTTGGGCAGCAAGAGATTCTTGAATCAAACGTGCTCACCGGACAAGGCGGAATGGGTGCAGGCGGCACTAAAAAATACATTAAGCTTTCAATTAAACGACGTACTATTACTGAAACACATTCTGATGGTGTTATCTCCTTTGACACACCTGATGCCTCAATGGCTCCAGGTAAATCAACTCAACTAAAAAATACTTTAAACTTCATCCCTTGTGTTGAAATTTTTAATAACCCAAAAGGTTTTTCTACTGAAGGTGTAGGTGAATTTGATGCATTAGCTGATCAAATTATCACGCATGATGAGATGACCCGTAACATGCGGAAAAACATTCAATTCTTCGGAAATCCTACATTACTGTCATCTCGTCCAAAAACTGACTTAATGGAATCTGGCGGCGATACTGTCGTTCAGCGTCCTTCTATCGCGGCTAACTCAGGCTTTGCCGGAATGGGAAGCCTTAGCCGATCCGCATTCAAACAGGATCCTGTGTCTAGGGGAATGGACGGACAGCTCCGTGTACCCCGTGTAATTGCTAACCTGGAACCAAATGATCGTGTTGGATATATTGTCCCAGATGCTGTCACTGGAGACCAAGTATCTTTTACCAAGATGTTGCGTGAAGAGATTCGTACTGCATTAGGTGGGCAAGACGAGATCAGTATATCTGCAGGTGTTACCGCTACTGAACTGAAATCGATATATGGCCGTGTTGCGGCTACCGCTAAGAAGAAGTCGAATTCTATTTATACTCACGGTATCGCTAGATGTATGGAGTTAATACTGTTCCAAGAGGAACGGTTATTTCGGGATACCTTGGCGCAGGCAGCCCAGATTGAAAAACCCGTAGACCTGCCTGAAGAAGCTTCAGCTGAAGCCATTGCGATGTATGACCAGGCAATGGCAGCGTATGACGATCAGGTAAAACAGTTAATGATGGCCTGTCTTCAGACAGAAATGCTTCCACCTGGCGTGATCGGTCTTATCCCAGATGGGGACGTTACCGTTCAATGGCGTTGGCTAGGTCCAGTTTACGAAGACACCTCGCAGGATTTGATTAACAATTCAATTGTTGTTAGAAACCTGCAAGAGTTGGGTGTTGATAGTATAGAAGCACTGAAGTTTCTTTTCCCTCAAAAAACGGATGAGGAACGAGCCTCGATGTTATCGGGGTTCCCATTCAGGATGGTGGGTGAATTACAGAGTGCTTACTCTCAGTTTGCCCGCCTGGTGGGGGGAATGATGCAGACTCCCCATCCGCAGTCACCGGATCTTCCAATGGCTGCAGATCCACGTTTGGATTTAACCCCTTATCTGTATCGAACTCTTGAAGCGTTACAACAGGAGATGAGTTATGCAGGACGCTACCGTCCAATCGATCCCACAGACGAGCCAAGCACCAGCGGCCGTCGCACCCAGCAGCTACGTGGCGGCAGCACCGGCACCTCAAGCTCCGGTGGCGGCTCCGCAGGCTCCGGTGCAGCAGGTGGCTACGAGCTACCCCCAAACCGTCCAGGGTCAACCTACCAGTTACCAATCCGCCCCGTCTCAATACGTCCCCCAATCCCAACCGGCGGCTCCGGCTCCGGAGGGGAATCCATGGGAATCGGCGTTCAACAAGGTGGTGGGACTGCTGAGTCAGCCAGCCCCATCCCCGTTCCAGGGTCAACCGTCAACGACGACCCAGGCTCCTCAAGCTATCCCGGCCAACTGGGCACAGGCGGAGCAAATCAGCCCAGGTATCAGTCAATCGGATCGCCTGACTTGGTCTCCCAGCCAGGTATCCTCTCCCAACTCTTCCCCAACCTCCTCGAATCTTTACGGGCAGGAAGCGGCGGAGGCCCACGCAGTAGTGAACAACGCGGTAGCGGATTACTACAACCTGAGTCAGGAAAGCCGTCAGGTGATCGACGCGTTCGGGGTAGAAGCTCCGGCGATTCTAAACAACTACGCGGTAAATCTCGAAGGTCTTCTGGATCAGGCCGTGACGTGGGGTCACAAGGCCGCACACGAACTCCACGCGTACGCTGATTTCGCAATTCGTGAACGCACTGAGAATAAGGCATACAACGAGATTCTCACCAATCCCGATGTACTGTCTGACTACACCCTGAAGTTCTTTGGTCCTCAAGGTCCATACCCTGTGTATGAATCTGAAAGCGATCTGGAAACTCGTGGCTATCCGACACAGGCTCCCGCAGCTCAAGGTGTTGCTCCTCAGCAAATGCCCGCTCCCCCTCAGCAGGCCGCTCCTACGAATTCCCGTGATTTCTGGAATAGTTTTAGCAACCAGATGATCAGCGACCCTCAGAATGCATGGCGCGTTTTGAACCAAGCTCAACCTAACGTTGTAGCAAACAAATTGTTTGTTGCTGAGTGATAAATAGCAGTCGGTAATTGATAAATTATCGGCTGTTAAAATCTTGATAGTAAGACAAACGTCTGAAAACTTTCACCCGATTAACCTACACGTCCTGGAGGATAACTAACGGTGTTCATTGATAACGATTTTCCCAAGCTCCTAGGTGCGGAGCTTTATCGTCCACACCCCGCTTATGTTGCTGAAATGGCAACTGAGCCCGTGGTCGTCCACGATTTCACACGCCAGCCCGGCCAAACTGTGCAGCTTGATCGCTACAAGTTCTGGTCTTCTCCTGGTACAAAGGATAGCCGTGAGCGCGTAGCTGACGAGACTATCGGTACCGCCAACAGCCGCAACATCACAAAAGAGAAGGTGTTGGTTGTGCTGAAGGAGTACACCGGCCCTGCCGACCCGTCTGATCCCACCCAAGCATCCACCTTCAAGATTGCTCGGGAAACCCTGGTTACTGCACAGCGTCTGCTGCTGGATACCGGCAACCTGAACATGTTCCATCAGTCTATCGGTAGCCTGACGCTGCTCGATGACTATCGTCGTTGGCGCGATCGCGTGTTCCTTGATGAACTCGCTAAAGCTGAAGCCAATGGTCTCGCTTCTTCTTCACAAGGTGGTTACTATTTTGCTGGTGGCAAAGAGAAGGACAGCCAGAGCCGTATTTCTTACACCGCCGCTGAATATACCGCACAGGTTCAACAGTTCTCTGTCCGTACCGACCTGCTGACTGTTGTTAAGGATCTCCGCAAGCGTAATACTCCTACCTTCGCTGACGGTCTGTATCGCTGCATTTGCGATCCCACCTTCATGATGCATCTGCGTCGTGACGAAGACTTCCGCGAGATCGCCCGCTACAGCGGCAACCCTGGTCAAGGCATGTACATGGCTAACCCCATGATGCCTAACAACACCAGCTTCTACATGGGACCACAGGCTGGCCAAGCCTACTTCCTGGCTGGTGAGCCCGTCATGCCGACTGGTGTTCAGTTTGAGGGTGTTAAGTTCTACGAGTCAACCAACTTCCCGACCAAGAACATTACCGCTTCTTTCAATGGCGGTGGTGCTTATTCTTCTCAAGAAGTGGCTCAAGGTTACTTCTTCGGTCCTCAGTCCATCGGTGTTGGTATCGGCGGTCCTAACGCCCAGGTGCTCATCAATAACAACGATGACTTCAGCCGCTTCATTATCCTCATCTGGCAGCTTTATGCAGGCTTCGAGATTCTGAACAAGGATTTCGTCACTACCGCATTCAGCTTCGTCTCTGATGATGGTGACGTTTGATTTTGATAGAGTCATTAAGTAAACATTCTCAGGAGAAATAAATGTCCTACTTGTCTTCCAAAAAGATCTATCCAGGTAACTGGACAGAGGCTTTAAATGGTTGGTACAAAAATATCGATACCAACGATAGCGGTACCAATGATGCGTCTAAAGCTGGCCCTACATCTGTGCTGGCTATTCCTGGCTACCGTTACTTCCAAGCTCGCGGCTATGTCCGCGTTACTGCTACCTCTGGTGCGGGCGCTGTCGCTTCGGCTGATGTGATCGTTCCTTCCCCTTATCGGAATGACGACACCCGTACTGATATCACCGGCCTGGTGATTTCCGGCGACAGCACTCTGCCTGCTTATGGCTACCGCGCTACCGTTGCCATCGCTTCTGGCTGGGGTGACAACCGCACTTCCTCTGGTATCTACGCTGCTACCGGCAACGTGATCTCCTTCGGTCGTGACAACTCCGGCAGCCCTGTTGCTGCTTCCGGTGTTGGTGAAGGTTTGATTCAAGCCAACCTTTCATCCACCGTTTCTGGTGGCCAAGCTGGTGAGATCTTCTTCGCTGGCGGTTCTTCTGCTGTTGCTGGAACCCCCTTCCTGACCGCAACTGGTGCTGCTGGTGTTTCCGCCGGTAAGGTCTACAACGAGCTGACTGCCGCTACCACCTTCAAGGTCTATGCCAAGGCTTCTGCCGACGCTGTTGCAACTTCCGGTGGTTTCTACATTTCCAGCGGAGATGCAAACGCTGGCAATTATGGTTACATCGTTGTTGAGCTTTGCTACGTCCAACAGGACCAAGCAGCTGATTATAACGATATCGAAGCATATCTGCCTAACAAAACTGTTAGCAGTGGCAGCTGAATAATGTAAAATAAGGCCAGTAACACTCTGGTCTTATATGATGTTATTCAGACACAAAAAAACGGGAGCAACATTAAAAGTTGTTTCTGAATGGGAAGGCGGCGATTGGAGGATGGTACAAGACTCTGATGGCCGTCTTTTTACTTGTTGGCACGAAGAGATCGAAGAAGATCAAAAGGCCACTAAAAAGGTTAAGTCGTTACAAGTTAAAGACAGAGCCAAGAAAGAAGAGCCACGTGAATTTCCCCCTGAAACGAGGCTTAACATCAACACCGCTACTCCCCAGATGATCGCTGATCATGTCCGTGGTGTGGGTTTACGAACTGCTAAGAAGATTAAGGATCTTCAAATGTCACTCTCGGGTGAAAAGTTTTCGACATTAGAACAACTTAAGACTATTAAGCAGGTAGATTGGGAATCTGTTTTTGCAAGTGACTTAATCCGCATTTGATTAGAGCCCCTGGGAAACCAGGGGTTCTTTATTTTATAATTAAAAAAAAGATAGAAGATGGCTGGTTTAATACACTTAGGGTCTATTGTTGATCCTGCAAAAGACATTTTTCCTACGACAGGCGCACATGGTGACATCCGTGTCATTCCGCAGTTTGGTCCAAAGAAAGGTCAAAAGATTGATCCTGAAACTGCTCGTTCTTTGTTACAGAACGTACGCGTGGGGGATCAAGGGTTGCCTTTGGTGGAACAGCGTACTGATGGTAAATGGGCCTGGAATTATCCAGTTACTTCACGATTTGGACAGAGGGATGCACCAACGGCTGGCGCATCTACTTTCCATCCAGGAATCGATGTTGGAATCCCTCAAGGAGCAAAGCTAGCCTACAGAGGTTACGGTAACTATACGCCAGGCGAAGGGATGGGCACATTATCAACCACAGATGCACAAGGCAGGCCCTACGATATTCAATTTTTACACACGACTCCAGGAGCGCAGTCTTCAGTATCAGCTCCAACGATTCCTACGGACATTGACGGTATGCCTGGAGGAACCACTATTCCTGGCGGTAGTGTTATTGTTCAGAACTTTGATATGCGCCCTGGTTCCAAAGAAGAAAAAAAGAAAGCTAAATTTGATTTAAAAGATTACATGATGAAAAAGTTATTAAGTAGTGCTTTAGATCCAATGGCAGGTATGAACTTTTTACAAGGATATCCAGCAACTAATCCAACACTGGCTGGAATGATGGACGGGACTTTTGACGGTCTTTACGGATTCTAATTCTATAATAGAAACATTAGGGTACAGTCTGTGGAGTTATCAACATTTGATAAAAGCCGTGTGAGATATCATCTTGGATATTTCACTGTTTCTGTCCCTGCAGGTGACTTCGCCCGTTTGGAAGAGGCGATGAACACGGTGCCTGACTCCTTGTTTTATAACAAGATTATCTATCACCTAGGTCGCTGCGATACAGCAGAAAAAAAGACTGAGGTTGCATCTGCGCCTTCTACTCGAATTGAGAAGATCGAAGGTGACGTTGACCGTACCATCAGCTCAAGCAATGCGCGGGAAGCTTTAAAGACATGGGACGAGATTTATCTGTACGAGACAAATGCGCTTGCACAGATATTGTATGTGCCAAACTATAAAGATCCGTTCCAAGCACGTTACCGCTACGAGCGATCTGGTGCTGAATTCATTCAGGCACTTCCAGGCCCAGCTGATACCGCAGTTGGTTCTAACGTTTATTTGAACCTTACTCACCGTTAATACAATGAGTGATAAAAAAGCCCCCCGCATGTATCAGCCAGGCGTAATGTACGGCCAAGATGTTGGTTCTGATGGACAGCCTATTCGTCAAACAAGTGCTGTATTCCGTAGCATGTACCAACCCGGTGCAATGTACGGTGCAGATGTAGGCGCTCCTGCTATGTATCAGCCGGGTGTGATGTATGGAAATGATGTTACTCCTGATGGCCGGGATATTCGTCCAGGAGAACGTCAGGTTACTTCACAGCAAGAATTAGAAGAGCGAGCATATCAAGAAGAAGCTATGCGTCAGGCGCAGCAGAAAGATCCGTACGCGAATATCTTGCCCATGGGTCAAGGTCTTGGTGTTCAGTATTCTCCTGAACAAGCCATGGCAATTAATCAGATGATCTATGGCGAAAACTTTGCTCAACAGCAAACACCAAATCCCTTAATGGCTCGTTATGGTCTTCAAGCACAGGTCCGTCAACCAGCCAATCAACAAAACATGGCTCAGCTGATGGCTGATGGTGTTCTGTCAGCCATGACTGGTGAGACTGCCGAGTTCAGTGAGCCAGGTGAAAAAACGCTCTTGGACACTGCAGCCGCACAAGGCTTTTTAGAGCAGTTAGGAAGGTTTGAGCCACGCTAATGGGACGTACTAAAGCCGAGTATCAACAGCTTCTCAAGGATCCGCGCACACGTGCATTGTTAAATACAATTCGCTTTGCGGAAGGAACTGCAGGAGAGAAGGGCTACCAAACAATGTTTGGCGGCGCGACATTTGATGATATGTCACGCCATCCAGATACTGTTATTGATGGCGGTCGTTATCGCAGTGCAGCAGCAGGTGCTTATCAGTTCCTACCAGACACTTATAGTGAAGTATCACAGCAACTTGGGTTGAATGATTTCCAGCCAGGGAGTCAAGACGTAGCTGCTCTAGCTTTAATTGATCGCCGTGGGGCATTAGACCCGTTTCTACAAGGAGATAAGTTTGGTGCAGTGATGAACAGGCTTGCACCTGAGTGGGCTTCTCTTCCCACCTCAGCTGGTTCAAGCTACTACGGACAGCCTGTTAAGAGCCTTGGAGATCTTTACTCTTATTATCAAGGCCAGAAGGGCGCTCTGGATGTCCCTACAGTTGAAACTCCTACTGCTGGTAATACTAAGATTATTCAGAACTTCATTCAAGGAGAGCCTGAAAAAAAGAAGGGCTTGGCAGAGAGTTTCTTAGATTCTTTTAAAGGACAGATTCTTAATCAGCTCTTACCGTTTTAGCTATGGGATTACGCTCTTATTCTGATTATCTTGATTACGATTACACGCCGGGTGAGCTTGCGCGTATGTCGGTCAGTCAGTATGGCTTTACGCCGATGAAGGAGCAGGAAGCTATTGCAAAGCTTCGTTGGGATTCAGCGTTTACTCCTGAAGCAGTTAATCCAATGAAAACGGATGCCTTTGAGCAGTTTATGCTCATGTCTAAGTCTCCTGAAGCCTTTATGTCGAGCAAGATGACTAACCTCCCTGACAGATTTTTGGCCATGCAAAACATGGTTATTTGATTTATAATTGAGAATATCTGAAAAAATACTGTGTCGTCTACTAATACCAACAAGCAACCGCTATTTGTAGATCGTCCTCTTTTCGATCACGCTCTGGTTACTACACAGATTGCAGGTAGTGAGGCAAATAAAACCTTTCAGGTTCAAGGTGGCCAAGCGCCTGCTTTGTTGGTAGATATGGACGCCTCTCTTTCTGAGGATGATAATAGTGGTGGTGTTATTGATTCATTACGTTTAACACGACAGGGTGAGTTTCAAATCCCACCTGAGTACACAATCAATGTTTCTACATCTGGCACACCGATTACATTAAGCAGCGGTGATGTTGTTTTCATTGAAGATGCTACACCCGTAACAGGAACAAATAGCGGCGTTGGATATTACACTTACACCGGAGCCGTAACCCTGACAGGTGTCAATACAGCATTGACGTATTCAGGAGGCACCGCATCTGGTTTTAGTTTGGCTGATCAGTTTATCTACAGCCAAGGAGTTGTCACTGCAGCTTTTTATCACACCCGTGGCACTACCAACCCTATTCCTGCAAGTGGCGATTACGAATTTTTGTTTGCCCAAACTCTTGTTTCAGGTGTAAATAGTATTGACTGTGCTGAAAACATGCCTGAACTTAATGCTCCTGTTGCACAAGCAGGTAATACAACGGGTTTAGCAGAGACAGCACCTCTCCGCACTCGGGGAATCTACCTGGAAAAAGGTGATCGTCTTTATGTTGGAGTATTCCCATCAAAGGCTAATACCTCTGGTTATACACCCGGCATGAGTGTTATTGCACAGGGCGGATTCTTCTAATGCCCAGGGGAGATGCTTTCGGGTTTAAGCCGGAACAGAAACGTTCTAGTAAAAGACAAGAAGGCCCGTTTCCAATTAAAGGTGAATTTGGCGGCAGTGTACCAAACTCACTCAGAACTTCAAATGCTGAATCAGCTTGGTCCAGGTGGCGGCGCGGTTTTGAACTAGCAACTGCTGATCTTGCCACGACGGCTTTTGAGTATCCTTTCCAGTACCAGATCCCACTCCCTCCTGGAGTACAGCCAACCGGAAACAACCTCCCGTTTGTCGCGGGTGTCATCAAAGGCTACCCGACGCACAATAAAGAACTCGGGATGCACTGGGCTGCGACCACTTTGGCAGGTAGTCTTCGGTTTGATAATTTGACTGATCAAAATGGGGTACCGCTATCCATAGAGAGTGTATACGAAACTGATGACTTTTTGACGGTCAAGTTGGCTGGTACATATGACCAGAACAATCCGCTACCACCGCCCCTTTTTGTTCCTGTACCAGGACCGGCTCCTGACCTAAAACCTTTTATAGGAAATATTCTGGAAGATCGTATTGTAGAAGTTGAAGGTATTCCTATTACCCGTACTACCATTAATCCAAATACACAAACTCGCTACGGCTATACGCAATATCTTTTGCAAGATGTTAGGCCATATGAGGGTGAGCTTGTTTTAAGAAAACAAGGTTCAGTTGAATCAACAGTTGATGCAGTTTATATAACACCTGCTCGCACATTTCCCAGGGTTGGTCGTTTCTTTATGAACGGCGCTCGTTATTGTTGTTCTTGTCAGGATTTTAATCGTCGTCAGTATTACTATGTTTCGACTGTACTTGGTCGGAGAAAAAGCCCTACCTTCCCTCGCACCAAGCCAGCTACATTGAAACCCGGTCGTTATGAGTTTATGACCACTGCAGGAGAGATTGATTCCCGTGTTATGCAAGCAGCTACTGAAAATAGATTAATGGCTATTGTTGCACCAACGGGTTATGAAACAGAAGGCATTGAAAACTTTGGCGCTACTCATCCCAACAATGATCCTTTTAATACCAACAGAGATAGTCCCGGTATCTTTTCAGACTTTGGAGGCATTTACACAAGGAATACGCCTTCACCAGAAGATCCGGCAGTCCCTGGAGCAACGTCAGAGTCTATACCTACTTTTGGCGATTATGATTCATTACCGCCCATTGCTGCTGGACAGGCTAATCAAATCATCCAGTTAAAGGATAGATGGACACCAGTGCTTGATGAGTTTAGATACTGTAAACATATTTATGCGATGCGATTTACTGACGAAGTTTTTCCACCTGAGCCATCTGACTTACCTGTTTTTGGTGTAGATACTGTTGAGTGGGAGATCAATTTAGTCAAAGATACTGAAAAGAAACAACAAAAAGCCATAGAGAATTTAATGACTTATGGATTGTCTGTTATGGATGTGCCTCCAATGAATTGCCAAGCACCGATGATGTCTCCTATGATGCAGAAGTTATTTAATATTCCGGCTAGTTTCATTCGTCTTGAAAACTTTACAATGTTTGATAGAAATGGCAATGCATACAGGCCAGGCTTAGGACAAAAACCCGCGAACCAATGACACAAACTCCAGGCTTCGGTGATGTTATTAGAACAGGCAGTCAACTTTCTTCTACTCAACTTACTAAACGTGAGTTTGGTAAAAGCCCAATCAAAATAAGCGGCGACCCGACTAGGTACCATACTGGAGATGTTGTAAACCAGCCTTATACCAGTGGGGATATATCAGCGATTGAGGCGATGGGCTTAGCTTGGTCTGGAAGTGTTAACGGTGAAGTTCCTTCAGGTTGAAACAAATGGTTTATACTGTATCTAAGCCGTATGGCTGACATGATACTGTATGTACCATGGATAAACCCGTAGATCAACGTATCATCGATGACTTTTTTAAGTTATCGACAGGGCTCAAAACAAAGAGCATGGCTTGGCTATATGGAATGGTCGCCACCTATGGAGTTAAGCCATTACAGCTACAGCAGTTTACTTGGGGACCGAGCAACACCATCCTGATTAAAGGAAGGAAACGACCAGTTAAACCTTTACACCCTCACTGGACCGTAATTTTTGATTTAAAAAAGCAGCCCCGTAATTTACAGGACCGCTTGAATAATCTCTGTTACGAACTCGATAAGGCAAGGATTCAAGAAAAAATTAATTTAGATGTAAAAGATCTTCTATCGGCTCATCGAAACAGAAAGAAGAATTTTTATACTGTTACACAGGAAGCAAACCTTTTTTCTGCAGCTCTTTCTTAACTGCCTTTACGTTCCAGCGATAACTGTCACGTGAGAAAGTTTGAGCAAAGGCTCGGTAGTGTGGACCCAGTTTTAATGTACCGTCATCACGATACTGGAACAGGGTTTCACGATCGAGTCCTAACTCTTCGATCGTCTTGTTGACGGTCTTCCACATAATGTGCGCGAAATTGTGCGTACGCTTGTAAAGTATCCGGAGGGATGTCTATGTCAATAGGCATTCACAAAACTTTATGCGTAATTCAAGATAAGGAATCTTAAAATAAAGTAACTGCTCCTAAGGCATGTTCAATAATGAAAAGGATCCTCTCGCCCTTCTTATTGAGCTTACGCCCAAACGAGCCAAACGTCGTTTTCGGGAATCCATTTACGACGCTTGGGATCACAAATGTGCGTATTGCGGCCGCCCAGCTACTTCCTTGGACCACATAATCCCCCGTTTTAAATCAGGTTCTAGCAATCGGAACAATTTAATTCCTGCCTGCCAGCGTTGCAATTCAAACAAGGGAAGCATGGATATGCAGGAATGGTACGAACGGCAGTGTTATTTCTGTCCTGATAAACTAAAGGATATCAATGCTTGGATCAACCAAGAAGTTATTGATATCTACGACTACACTAAGCTAGCATTGTCATTTAAAACGGCGTAATTAATAATGGATCAGGAAACACTGGATAAACTAGAAAGTTTATTTTACGATAATTGGTCAGGCGACCAAACCGATACCGATACTTACACAGAAACTGATCACTATCGTTTTTTAAATCTGGTTGAAAAAGAAGGTATATCTATTGATCTTGCAAATGATTTTGCTTATCAAGAAGGAGGAATTTGGAAAGCAGATGAATATTTAGATGATTGGTATGTACGGGAAAAATTTAATGGCAATGATCCTGATTACGGTAGTATTGAATTTGATTCAGAGACAGGGCAGCTTGTTGTAGAGCCTGCTAGGCAAGATTTTTATAAGCAATACCACGATACTTTACCAACAAAAGTTAAGGAAAGAGACAGAGGTTTTGTTTCTATCAGGCTAGATGAAGATGGAGAGACTGACGCGACTTACGGTACGTATCGGATTGATATCGTTGCTGTAAATCCTGCTGGAAAAGAATCAATTGTACAC